CCAAATTTTAGAGTTCCTAAACTTGCAGGTGCTACAGCAGACATTCATACTAGTCATACTAATGTTCAACCTGGATCAAATATGCCTCAGGCATATAAAGACTATATCGATGATGTTGCCGGAGAACCAAACCCTGACTATATTGCTGTAAATAGCGAATCTTCTTTTGATTTACGTGTGGAACTTATTCCTGATCAGGATGAAACTAGATTATCGTGTGTCGTTGAAGATATTTCATTAAATACTCCTTTTTATTCTGGAATTGTAGCTTTTGTTCCTAGATTACTTGGTGACCACCATTTTGGAACTCACTCACATGGTGGAACATATAAATCTGTAAAAAGAGATCCAACAATTTATGGATTGCAAACTTCTGGAACTGCTCCAGAAGGGACAACATATTCTCAATCAAATGATGTAAAAAATTATCCATGTGAATCTAATGGTAATAATGGATATGGTCCTAATAACAATGGAACATCATATACTGTTGTTACTGGAAGATCTAGCGGTATTGGAAGAATTACTAACGGTAGCCAGTGGGGAACTAATATTAAATTACATGGTGGTGGTTATGATTTAAACTCTTATGCAACAGGTCATGTTCAGGGTGCTGATGTTGGAGATAGTTGGACTCTTCCAAGTAATTTTCCAAGTACACCCGGATTTTCTTTTCCAGCAAGAAATTTAATTGCTTCTAGTTCCGATTGTATAGAACGTTCTAAAACTATCAATGGTATCCTTACTCCCGGAGGTGGTGGTAGCGGTCCATTTGGTTATACCGTATGTCTAAATAGCAACAGCGATACTTGGGAGGGTGGTGGATTTGCTCACTCCCATTCGTCTATTCAATATGATATTGAAAAGGGATCTATTCAAGCACCAAATTCTATTTTTGTTAACAATGTTAGTTTGGGTGATGTAAAACCCATTAATAGTGCAACAACAGATGTTGCTACTATTTTATTTGAATCTACCGCTGGTGTTTCTGCCAATTTAATTTACATTATAAGAGCTTACTAAAATGCCAGAAACTTATTACGCTGCCGAGAAAGGTAAATATGGACTATTCACTGGGTGTGTAGTTCCATTTCCTAGATTCTTGTCTGGAAACAGTCCCGGAGGTGCAGATTTCAAACAATATGTTCCTTCAGGATTTCTAAGATGCAATGGAGCAAAATTTAGAGGGAGTGATTATCCTGTTCTTGCTGAAATTTTGGGGATGGGTGCATCTTCTAGATTTAAAAAAGATAATGTTGAACTAGAAGAACCTAGTTCAGATCTTAATTTTGGACAATTTCAAGTTCCCGATCTTGGAGCAAAATATGTTAATGCTTCTAATATTTCTGGTGGATTCAACAACCTATATGCTACAGCTTCTGATGGAACTCAAATTCCAACATGTGGTGTTCCTGTAGAAGTTCTTTTAAATCAAGGTGATGAAGTTAGTGTTTTTTATGAAGGAAATTTTCAGGTTGGTGCAACTGATATTTTTATACCAAGTGCAATGAATTTCGTTAGCACTTTATCTCCAGTTGCACCAGCGGCAGAAGTTCCATCTCTTGGTTATCTTCCCCATGCTCATTTTTCTGAAGTTTCTTGTTTAAGAGGTGGAGTTCAAAATACTGATGCTATTATTACTAGTGCATCTGGATTTACTGGCGGTAATTTGTATAATAATGCACAAGGTGGTCCAACAATTAGTTTGTCTGAAGTAACAGGAACTGATGAAAGCACAAATCACGTTCATTTTTTTAAAACTACTTCACTAACTAGAACTACAGATTTTGTATTAAGACCAATTGCATTGAGTTCTGCCTTTTTAACAACTACTGTTAATTTAAAAAATGAGCAGTCAATCAAATTTGATGATATTCAGCATAAGTATACTTTAGTAGAATGGTTAATTAAATTTTAAAATCATGCCACAGTCAGCAAATCAACCAGCATTATACAACAAAATTCGCACCCGCACAGGTGGTGCTTCTATTGGAACTATTATGCAAGTAGCAAGACCATCTACTTGGACAAATAGTAATAATGAAGGAACCGAAGCAGGTCGATGGCAAATTGGATCACTTTATCCTGGTTGGATTGAGTGTGATGGTAGATCATTAAGTAAGACCGATGGTCGTTATAAAATGTTATATGATATCATTGGTGATACTTATGGTTCTACAGGATCTACATTTAATATCCCAGATTATCGTGGTGTAAAATTGATGGGAACGGGAAAAGTTGATGGTAATAATGGATCAAGTCCATATCTTTTCCCAAATCATGGTCCTGATGGAACAGAAGGTGAAGGATCTTTCTTACTACCAGGATCTGTTGGTGGAGATTATCAAGCAACAGTAACTAGATTTGCTCCTGCAGGATCTGAAATTACTGAAGGTGCTCCTACTGGTGCTAGAGTTCAATATTATGCTAATGAATTTAACTCTTTTACAAGTAGTATTAGCACTAGTCAAGTTGAAATAAGAACATTTGGAACTGGTATAGGTGAAATTGGTGGATTTGCTGATCCTGATTTTGCTGAAGTTATTCCAAGTAGTCGATATTATTCTTTTGCTAGGAATAATAGTATAAGTTCAGGAACTACAAGAACTTTAACATTGAATGGTGTAAATACCTCAAATTATGATAAAATGTTCATAACAGCAATTGCTGGTAATGATAGTAATGGAGGTGAAAGACCTAATGATGCTGGTGAACGTTTAAAAGTTACAATTAATGGTCAAGGTCCATATACAATTATTCCTGCTAGGGGTGATAGTTCTTTAGGTGGTGAAGACTGGGATACTGCATATGCTGCTTGGCAAACAGCAACTATCGATATTCCCCCAGCAGCACAAGGAAACAGTGTTCAAATTGTAATTAGTTCTGTTGCCACTTTTTCTGCTGCGGGAGAATTTAGGACAGTAACGGTAGGTGAAACAACTGGTCAGCATGACGCATATGGTGTTTTGAAGATTGGTTTTTTAAATACTGATGAAGCAGCTCCAAATACTTTTGGTGGGGATGCAACTGATACATTTAGTATTGGTAGATATAGAACTGCGGGATGGGATAAAGTAGAAAGTTTTGCGGAAGCAAGTTTTACTGGCAATATTTCTTTTACGATAGGTGAAACCTCAAATGAAGGAACTAGTGTTGCATTTACATATGGTGTTCCTCCGCATAGACATTATGTGCTAGGAACAGAAGCAACGGGTTTAACATTCTTTGCTTCTCCTACAGGTTCTCCTGCACCAGGAACAACGTTCTCTGGAAATGCTAGAAATGCAGTTTTTACTAATGATCCACAACCACTTATTCAATATGATAGAAGTGGTTCTACTATACGCTCTCATTCACATGGTCTTGCATTAGGACCAGTTCAAGGTGTAGCAAGAATGGGTAATGATAACTATTCTGGTGACCGTGGTGGAAGTCACCCAAACGGTTATTGGAATACTAGTGATGATGAAGAGAATGGTGGTCCTTTTACTCTCCAACTTAACGGAACTAATAATGCAGATTTATCTCAAGTTCAAGTAGGTGAAACCGCCACTCAAACTATTGATGTTCTTAATGAGATGGGTATCACTCCAAATGTTGGATCTGTTGTTATGACAAATAGATCACGTTTACCATTTGATGAGGCATTGAAAGTTTATCTTCAATCTGGCGAAGGAATTAATTTAATAGGCAATTTTACACGAACTAAATACATCATTAAGGCATATGTTGCTGATAATACCACAAATTAATATATTATTATAACTGGAGAATTTAATATGCAGTCTGAGACAGTTCCCATCAGACCCCCTGAATTAATGAATGGACAATTCAAAGATTTTATTGGAGTTTGGGATAAATTTGTTCCTAAAACTTATTGTGAAGCAGCAATTAAAAGAATTGATGACTATCTAGATACGAGTGCCTCTTCTAAGTATTTGGCAATGACTGGCGATCATGCTTCTGATGGATCTAGTCAATTTGCAGATTCAAATTGTGGAAGAAATGATTTTGCATTGTTTTTAAGTTATCATGATGGAGAACTTGCTGCAATATTCAATCAATATTTGCAAGCTTGTTTACTTGATTATATTGAACGATTTGGAAATTTGAAGCACCATAGTTTAATTTCAACAGATTCAAAGTTACAGAGAACTCCTCCTCAAGGTGGTTATCATGTATGGCACGCAGAAGATTCTGTGTGGAGAATGCAAGAAAGAGTTCTTGTATGGTCAGTTTATCTAAATGATTTACCAGAAGGTGAAGGAGAAACTGAATATCTATATCAATCTAGAAGAGTTCAACCAAAAATTGGTAGGGTTGTGATTTGGCC